TGAGGCAATCGAAGCCAAGACGGGACGTGCACTGAAAAACCAGCCAACTAGCTACACAGTCACCGACGGCGTGGCTGTACTTCCGGTTGACGGGATTATCAGCAAGCGGGCGAGCCTCTTCATGGACATCTGCGGAGGGACGAGCACTCAACTCTTCCAGCAGGAGTTATCTGCGGCGCTCAGTGACCCCACGGTGAATTCAATCATTCTTGCGGTGGATTCTCCGGGCGGTAGTGTGGACGGCATCCAGGGCGCGGCAGACGCGGTGTATCAGGCCCGCGACCAGAAACCCATCGTCTGCTATGTCGATGGAAATATGTGCAGTGCGGCCTACTGGATAGGTTCCAGCGCGTCGAAAGTTTTCATCGGGTCCGACACGGATTCGGTTGGCTCCATCGGAGTCGTAACGTCGCACGTCGATACGTCCAACGCGGAACATCAGCGCGGGGTCAAGGTCACGGATATAACCGCTGGTAAGTACAAGCGCATTGCCAGTCAGCACGAGCCTCTTACTCAGGAGGGGCGGGCCTCAATCCAGGACGAGTTAGACCAGATTTACGGCGTCTTTGTCGATGCCGTAGCAAGGAACCGTGGAACGGATGCGGACACGGTTGCAACCAGGATGGCGGACGGGCGCGTATTTCGCGGTCAGAAAGCTATCGATGCGGGACTGGCGGACGGAAAGGTAACTCTGCCCCAGTTGATTCAACAAATGAAGTCTCAGAAAGGCGGCGGCTCAACGGCTCCCGTCTCTCGGAATAACCCGAAGAAAGGACAACAAGGAATGGACGCGACCGGTGAGGTTGTAACTTTCACAAGCGCCCAGGTTGAAGCCGCAAAGCAGGAGGGTTTCAAAGCTGGACTTACACAGGGACGAACGGAGGGCGCAACGGGCGAACGTGAGCGCATCAAGGCGGTCGAGACGGCCACCCTTGCGGGTCACGAGGCTCTGATTGCCGCGCTCAAGTTCGACGGCAAGACGACCGGGCCGGAGGCTGCTGCCCAGGTGGTAGCGGCGGAGAACGTTCTGCGGGCGGGCAAGTTGACGGCCCTACGCGCCGAAGCTCCCGCGCCGGTTCCCGAGTCCACAGCCGATGCCAAGGCGGAGCAGGAGCGGGCAGAGGCAAAGGCGAAGGCCAAGCCCGACGATCCGAAGGCGGTAGCAACCAAGGCCCGTGTGATCGTGGCCGAGGAGCAAAAGGCGGGGCGCAAGATCACCTACGCCGAGGCAGTCAAGCGCGTCACCGAAGCGAAGTAGGGAAACCTTCATCGCGGCGGAAATGGAGTAGCCACCGCGAGGCAAGGCGACTTGCCTCACGGGGAATTCAACGAGAGGGAGAAAAAACAAGTGGCAAATCCAGGCTTTCAAAAAAACTACAACGCGGTGGCTGCTATCTCTGCATACCACATCGTCAAGCCTTCCGGCGTGAATGATGGAGAGGTCGTACCCGCTGCCGCATCCACTGATCCAATCATCGGAGTTTCGCAGAACATCGACGTGGCTTCCGGTCAGTTCGTTGACGTGATCCATTCGGATTCTGCAAATGTTGTTTCGGGCGGCGTGATTGCGTTCGGTGATCCGTTAACGTCCGACGCCAACGGGTGTGCAATCAAGGCGGTTCCGGCTGCGGGCGCAAACATGCGGTTAATAGGTCAGGCGCTTTCGTCTGGCGTAGCGGGTGACATTATCCCGGTGCTCGTCAATCCAGGGTCCATGCAGGGCTAATCAGTAGTCGTTTCTGACTACCTCAAGAATCCAGGTTCCGCGATTGCGGAGAAAGGTTAAAACGAAATGGCTACTGAAACAATCGTCACAACTGCGGCCCCTTTTGTAGTACAGCCGCAGCTTACCGCTATCGCAATCGCGTACCAGAATGCGCGGATGATTGCGGATAGCGTTCTGCCCCGAGTTCCGGTGAATCGCGCCGATTTCAAATACACGGTCTATGACAAGCGCGATACCTTCACGATTCCTGATACCAAGGTTGGCCGTACGTCCCGGCCCAACGAAGTTGACTGGCACGCAACGGAAGCGGTTGCCAGTGTCCGCCCGTGGGGACTTGAAGAGCCCATCCCGCAGGAGGATTTTGACAACGCGGCGGGCACGCCGATTGACCCCGAAGCCCAGGCGACGGAACAACTCACTGACCTGATTTTGTTGGACCGTGAACAGCGGGCGGCGAATCTTGTCTTCAATGCCGCGAGCTACGCGGCAAATAACAAAACCACATTGACAGCCGCTCCCGGCTCTCAGTGGTCCGACCCTACCAGCGAACCCGCGACGGTCATCACCGACGCCATGGATTCGATGATCGTGCGGCCCAACACGATGGTTCTCGGACGGCGCACGGCCACATGGTTGCGCCGCAATCCGAACATCATCAAGGCGTACAACCAGACCCTTGGCGACCAGGGTAAGGTTCCGTTGGCCTTCCTCCAGGACCTCTTTGAGGTTGACAACATCCTTGTGGGTGAGGCATGGGCCAACACGGCCAAGAAAGGCCAAGTGGGTAGCTTCGCCCGCGTCTGGGGCGACCATGCGGCCCTGCTCTATATCAACCCGGTATCGCAGAACGTCAAGTCTATGACGTTCGGCGTCACGGCGCAGTGGGGAGAGCGTATCGCGGGAACGCGGCCCGATCCTGATTGCGGCTTGAAGGGCGGAGTTCGGGTTCGTGTGGGTGAAGAGGTCAAGGAGTTGGTTCTCGCCAACGATCTGGGCTACTTCTTTCAGAACGCGGTTGCCAACTAACGAGTAACGGGATGGGGCGGCAGAGGTCGCCCCGTTACCTCAACCAAGAAACGAGCAAGCGGCGATGGCGAAGCACAAAGTGAATTGGCACCTCAAAGGAAAAAGGGATTACCGGGCGGGCGACGTGATCGACCTCAAGGCGGAGGACGCGGCTCCTCTTGTGGCCCTTGGCGTTATCACTCCGATAGATGAAGCGGCGGTAGATACCGAGGTTGAAACCCTCACGCCATCGGCCTTGAAGAAACTTTCAAGGGAACAACTGGCGGCGTATGCGAAGCATCGTTACTCGCTCAATCTCAACATCATGGAAGCGACCAAGGATTCGATGCTGGCGGCGGTCGCCGTTTGCGCGGCGGAAGAGGACGCGGAAACTGAGTAATGGCGGAAGACGATGACATTCTCGCGATGCTCTCGACCAGCGATGACACGTTCAGCGATGGTTCGACGCCCTCTCCATGCTTTCTTTCCTCTTTCGACGATCTGGTTTCAACGGATAGTTCGGGCGGGTCTCAGCAGACGGTGAGGCGCACAACGGCGATTGTGCGGGCGAGTGATTACCCGAACCTCACGGAAGACAGCGAGGTAACGGTCAACGACACGGCGTACGTGGTCCTCAATGCGCGGCTCATCCAAGATGGCCGCATGTTGTCGGTAGACCTTCAGATTGACAAGGGGCAATGATGGCGCAGTCTATTACGCAACGGATCATCCAGGCGGTGGTAGATGTGTTGACCAACGCCGCCCCTCAAGGGACGAACGTCAAGAAAGGCCGCAAGACGCCGGTCAACGAATCCGCGCTGCCGTTGGTTCAGGTCTACTGGCACATCGAGAACACGCATGGGGTGGGGAATCCGCGACGCCCCATGCTGATGACTCGCAACTTGGTACTGGAAATCAAGTTCTCGGTTGCGGGTGATGACGAGGAATTCGACGCGGGGCGGCAATGGATCGTTGCGGCCCTGTGGAATGCGGACACGCTGGGAGGTCTCATCAAGAATATTACGGAAGCGGAGACAGTTCCGTGCCTTGAGGATTCGAGCGTCAACCAAACGATAACTGCGGGCGCGATTCGTTACGCGGTCGAGTACACAACCCTCCCTGGCGACATCACGTCGGGGAACTAACAAGGAAAGGTGGGAGCAATGCCTACAGCAGCGGACCCAACCCAATTACTACTTGGGCGCGGAAAGATGTATTTCGACCGTTTCGATTCTTTGGGCAACCCTCAGGGTCTGCGGTTCGTGGGTGAAGCCGACAAGCTGGAAATCACCCCCAGCGCAACGACGAAGGACTATTTCTCGATGACCAAGGCGGCGTCAACGAAGATGGCCCAGAACATAACGCAGCAGACGCATGAGATCGCTATCCAGATGCGCGAGTTCAGCGCGGCCAATCTGGCTATCGCGCTCTTGGGTGACTCGGTTGTTCTGGTCCAGACTCAGCAGACGATTGCGGCGGAGCAACTGACGGCGAAAGCGATTCCGGGATACGTCTACCAGACGGCATTTCGGAATATCTCTGCGGTTACGGCCAAGTCCGGATCAACCGCATTGGTTGCGGGAACCGATTACGAGATTGAGGATGCAACGTTGGGCCTCATCCACGTTCTACCGGGCTCCACGATTCTGACCGGAACACAGCCTCTATCCCTCGCATACACGGCGGCGGCGATTACGGCCGGAACGCAGGTCCAGGCCGGTACAGAGAGCATGATTCAAGGCAAGCTGGTGTATGTGTCTACGCCCGCCAATGGACCGGCCTACGACGCGGAAGTGTGGAACGTGCGCTTCCAGCCAAGCGGCGCTCTAGCGCTCATCACCGATGACTATGGCACGATCCCTCTGAAGGGTGAAGCGATGGACTCTTCGGCGACCCACCCAACTCAGCCTCTCTATCGGCTCACTCTCCGCCAGTAGGCGCACAACGGTAAAACGAGATGGGCCGGACTACGTGTCTGGCCCATCGTTCAAAGGGACAAAATGGAACAACTGAAGATTGGCGGTCGCACGTTCCAAGTCACGGGCGAAAGCACGGCGCGGCATGATATGTGGACGATGCGGCAGATCGCCGCGTGTGGACTGAATGTGGTCAATCAGGCGGAGGGTGAGACGGAAGAGGCGTTCATCTATCGCCTGTACATGACGGCCTTACAGACAGGAGACGTATTCCTGCTCTTGGGAGGTCTTTTGATTCCGGAAGGTATGGACCCGTTGAAGTGGACGCCCGAGACGGCGGCGGCGACGGCAAACTTTCTCGCAAGCCTAACGGCGTCGGAGGATAAGGGCAAGTTGCGGATTCTTCTAGCGTCCGCATTGATGCCTTTTTTTATGGGCGGGCACAGATCATCAATGACTTCCCGGAACTCTTCGACTCCGCGTACGCCGGGAAGCGGTCAGCCCCCTATCGAGAGCGCGGATGGACACAGTACGGGGACTGGGGACTGATAGTCCGAGAGGTTGCGGGATGGAACCATGACGCGGCCCAGGCGGTTCTGGAGTGGCCTCTACGTGAGGTTCTGTTGTCCTATAGCGCCAAGCTCAAAGAGGACGCGCTAAGGGCGTACCAGACGGCGTTAATCGTATGGGCGTCTCGAACTGCGATGGGTGGAAAACAGAAGCCGCCCGATTTGCCAATGATCTTGAGGGATAGATAATGCCAGCCCCGGAAATCAATGTACGGCTCACTGCGGACGGTGTGCAGGACGTAGTGAATGCGTTCAAGCGTGTCCAGCAGGAGTCCAGAACCACAAAGACGGAAGTGAACCTGCTTGGCGAAGCAATGGGTCAACTAGGCGAACTGATTCCGGTCCTGACTATCGGCGCGGCGGTCGAGAAGACGGTTGAACTGGGAAAAGCAGCCTTTGAGAGCGTTATCGACATCGGCAAGTTGTCTGAGAAGGTGGGAGCCAGCGCCGGTACTCTATCTGTTCTCGCAATGGCCTCGAATGACGTTGGGGTGAGCCAGGAAGAGATGAGTAAAGGGCTCATCAAATTGGCTAGGAATATGCAAGATGCAGCAAATGGGCCAGGGAAAGCAAGGAAAGCCTTTAATGACCTTCACGTCACCTTGGATGATCTACAGAAAAAGAACCCAGGGGATATGTTCGTGGAGATCGCCCAAAAAATTCAGGCCGTGCCAGAAGGAGCGCAACGTGCAGCCGTTGCATCGCATATAT